AATTTCCATTCGTAATTCAAACCACACTAGACTCCACTACCCGTGGCACAGGTGGCTTTGGTAGCACAGGAGTCTAAACCATGGACAGCTTTCAAGAATTTATTGCTATCTCGCGTTACTCTCGTTGGATGGATGATCAAGGCCGTCGTGAGACTTGGGAAGAAACCGTAGACCGCTGGTGGAACTACTTCACCGGAAAGGTTCCCACCCTAGCTTCACGTCCTGACATCCGAACCGCTATTTTAAATCTTGAGGTACTGCCCAGTATGCGTGGGTTGATGACTGCAGGTCCAGCACTGGACCGAGATCATACAGCCCTGTATAACTGCTCGTATCTTGAGATTGACAGCTTTAAGTCTTTCTCCAGTCTAATGTATATTCTGATGTGTGGAACTGGCGTTGGTTACTCGGTAGAGCGTCGGTGTACTGATAAGTTGCCGATGGTACCCGCGATAACCAAGCAGTTCGATATTATTATTAGTGTTGCAGACTCCCGTGAAGGTTGGTGTGATGCCCTTTCCTCGCTCATCAACTACCTATTTAATGGAGCCCACCCTAAGTGGAATACTGAAGGTGTTCGCAAGTCTGGAGAAAGACTTAAGACATTTGGTGGTAGGGCCAGTGGTCCTGCCCCGCTAGAGGAAGTGTTCCGGTTTGTGGTCCAGACCTTTTACAAGGCTCAAGGCCGCAGGCTTACCCCTCTAGAGTGCCACGACATCTGCTGCAAGATTGCTCAGTCAGTCATTGTAGGCGGTGTGCGTCGGTCTGCCATGATCAGCTTAAGCGATCTATCTGACCGTGAGATGGCTACCTGCAAGAGTGGTGCTTGGTGGGAAACCTCAGGCCACCGCGCACTAGCCAATAACTCAGCCGTCTATAATGGCCGTCCCTCCATGGGACAATTCCTTGAAGAGTGGACTGAATTATACAACTCTCATAGTGGTGAGCGTGGTCTATGCAACCGTGACGCAATGACTAACATTGCCAAGCGTGCAGACCGTGACACTTCACACTACTTTGGTACTAACCCTTGCTCTGAGATTATCCTACGTCCTAACCAATTCTGCAACCTGTCAACGGTTGTGGTAAAGGCTGATGATACAAAGGAGTCTTTACAACGCAAGATTGAAATGGCAACAATTATTGGAACCGTACAAAGCACGTTCACTCACTTCCCGTATCTGGCTCAAGATCCATCTTGGGTAAAGAACTGCCGTGAAGAACGACTGCTAGGTGTTTCAATGACTGGTATCTTTGACAACAAGTTAATGTCTGGTCTACTAGGCCACGGCAAGCTACAGCATGTGCTTGAGAGTCTACGAGAAGTAGCCATCAAGACTAATCTGGATTGGGCACACCGTTTAGGTATCAACCCAAGCAAGTCAATTACTTGCATCAAGCCTGAAGGTACAACCTCTTGCTTGGCTAGTTCATCTTCTGGACTACACCCACGATACTCAGACTTCTACTACCGCCGAGTTCGTATCGACAAGAAGGATCCCCTGTACGCGCTGATGCGTGACGCAGGCGTTCCTGTGGAAGACTGTGTAATGAACCCAAGTTCAACTGCGGTTTTTACCTTTGTTCAGGCAGCTCCTGTTGGCTCGCTGACTCAGAATGAGTTACAAGCCATCGACCACCTGAACCTATGGCTAACCTATCAAGAGTCGTACTGCCAGCATAAGCCGTCTATCACTGTTAACTATAACGATAACGAGTTTATGCCTGTAGGTCAGTGGGTATGGGAGAACTTTGACAAGATCTCTGGTATCTCATTCTTGCCTAAGTCTGATCACGTGTACGCTCAAGCTCCGTTTGAAGCGATTACACAACAAGTGCATCATCAGCACCCAGAAGTTAATGTTGACTATACCATGCTAAGTTTTTACGAGAAGACTGACACAACAACATCCTCACACACAATGGCCTGTACGTCTGGTGCCTGTGAGATCATAGATTTAAAGGGGTAAAACATGGCAACAAAACCAGCCGCACCCAGTGCTGCTGACTTACAAAAGAATATTGATGATCTCAATAAAAAGTTATCATCAACCACTTCAAAGTTAGATATAGCACTAAACCCAAATCAAGAAACCTATATAAAGCAGACAGGGGAGACAGCGTTAACCGATGCTGTTGCCCCTGTCTTTGCTGAACTGTACAACAAAGAGTACAGCCGTGTTAAGAACATTAACATGACTTTAGGTGGAACTGCAAGCAATCCCCAAGAAAAAGCTTTCTTTACTTTTAATGCTACAGAAGAAGCAACTAGGGCTGCTGATACCGTTATTGATAAAGCTAATCAGCAGAGTCTTAACTATAAAGCGCAGCAAGAAAAAATAAACAACTGGATTAAGTCACAGCAAAGCACGCAGACTCAACAAATCTTTAACAACTACTTACAAAGTGTTTTAAAGAAAGAGCAGCCTAGTCTTGTTAACAACATGATTGACAGTAATAATCCATTGTTTAATATGGCTACTTATCAAAAAACTGATCCAAAGAATCGTAGTACTTCAATTACTTATGTAACTCAAAATTATGGCCAATATACTTATCGGCTTCCCGTAACACAGTACGCTTACAAGGATGAGAAAGCTGCCAAGACAATGCTTGACAGTCTTACCACAATCTACAAAGATAAGTTTAACGCGGATCCCAAGCTACAAAAGACTTGGCTTGATTCGTATACTGCTGATTTAAAGAAACAAATAAAGTCATTTGAATCAGAACTTGCAAAGCTTAATAAGAAGAAGAAATAAAATGTCAACAAAGTTAGATCAAATGCAAATCAAGCTGAGTCTTGCGACTCCGCTATCTCTACCAGAAGTAAAGATCCTACTAAAGGATATTTACTCACAACTAGAAACACTAAACAATGAAATCCGAAAGCTTTCCCAAGATCGACCCCGATCTGGTGGAATTACTGGAAAGAATGTTCAAGCCTCTTGAATACGACCCTAGTGCTCCATGTGAAGAGTTCTCACGAAGAGCTGCTTTCAGGGCAGGGCAAATAGAGGTCGTTAATAAATTAAAGGCTGTGCTCAAGCAACAGCAAGGAGGTAACTAACATGGGTGGTAGTCCAAAAATTTCAGGTGGTATGACCTTTGCCGAACAACAAAAGCTAATGGCTGATGAACGTGAGTTCCAAAGGCAGCAAGAAGCAGAGCGTATCAAGGCTGCACAAGATGCTGAGACTCAACGTCAGGCTCGTGAAAAAGCAGAGCGTGAGCGTATCAAGGCTCAGGAAAATATTGCAACTCAAGAAGCAACACAAGCCGAACAAGAAGCAATTCTTGAAGCACAAGCACAAACAGATGCAGAACAAGCTCGCTCCATTCAAGGAAGCAACACCAAGGCTTTAGATTTCTATTCATCTTTGTACAAGGGCGTTAGTCCTTAAGGAGGCATAAATGGTACCTTATATTGCTGACCGCTTCCGTACACTGGATGCAATGCGAACATCCAAGCTGTTCCGAGCTAGGCTTTGCTCGTCACTCACAATTCCAAGTCTGCTCCCACCTAAGGGTTGGACTGAGCAGATGGAATTGACACAACCAACCTCATCGGTTGGTGCACGGGGTGTTACTTCACTGGCTAGCCGAATGTTATCGGCAATGTTACCATTGAATGATTCTCCGTTCTTTAAGTTTGGTCTACGGTCTGGTGTTGAGCCAACCGTAGAAATTAGTCAGTATTTGGAAACCATGAGTTATCAGGTTTACCGTAAGCTGACAAGTACAAATTTACGAGAAACAATTTATCAGGCAATCCAAAACCTTATTGTGGTTGGTGATTGTCTGTTCCATATCATGGACGATTTCAAGTTCCGTGTAACCCGTCTGGATCACTTTGTGGTGCAACGCACCGTGACCGGGCAAGTAAACGAAATCATTTTTGTTGAGTACGATCTGGTAGATCCTGAAGCTATTAGTTATAGCTTTACACTTCCCGACTCTGCCAAGCAGGGTTACAAGAAGACTTACTGCCAGTATCTTAAACAGGAGGATGGCACATGGAACTACTTAAAGGAAGACGACGATGGAAACCGATTAGCCGAAGGTGTCTACGAAGTATGTCCTGTTACGGTTCTACGGTGGTATGGCATACCCGGAGAAAACTACGGGAGATCGCACTGCGAAGATATCCTCGGAGATCTGTCAAGTCTTGATGGATATACCCGAGCACTACTAGATGGCATGGCTGCAGCCTCATCGTTCTGGATGGGTATTGATCCAGCAGGTATCACAGAAATTGATGATATTGCTGATCTACCTAACGGTGCGTGGGTTCCTGCACGAAGCCAAGACGTGTTTACAATTACACCTTCACAGACCATGAACTCGCAGGTTGGCACAGCCCAGTCTGCCATGGAGTTAATGCGTCGTGAGATTGGTCAGGCATTCTTAATGACATCATCAGCCATTCCTTCAGGTGATCGTGTGACAGCTACCGCTGTTCGTATGATTGGCTCTGAGCTAGAAACTGTGCTTGGTGGTGCGTTCTCTGCTATTGCTCGTGATCTGATGGAACCTGTGGTTCGCCGTATGGTATTCTTAATGATTGATAATCAAGAGTTAGACACTCGTATGTACGAGCAGTTCTTTGACAAGGACGGTTCACTCAGCGTAGAAGTTATCACTGGTCTACAAGCTCTTAGCCGTGACACAGACCTACAAAGACTAATGCAGATGGGTGATATGGTTCGCAACCTACCACCAGAGTCTCTTGCCACATTCAAGTGGGATGAGTACGCTCGTGCATTAATCACATCATTAGGTTTTGATTCCCGTAACTGGGTACGTGGTGCTGAAGAAATTCGTGCTGAGCAGATGCAACAGCAGCAGATGATGCTACAAATGCAACAACAGCAAGCTATGTCTCAAGCTACAGCACAGGCTGCAGGCTCTGCCATGACTAACGCTGCCAACATGGACCTAATGCAAACAGGTGGTCAAGGTATTATTGATGTACTAAACAATGCTGGTGGAGACACCTCTGCTTTTACAGGAGTTCCTAATGGCTAAAGACGCATGTACTCGCAAAGTAAAGTCCCGTTACAAAAAGTGGCCGTCAGCTTACGCTTCTGGTGCACTAGTCCAGTGCCGTAAAGTTGGCGCTGCAAACTGGGGCAACAAAACCAAAACAAAGAAGAAAAAGTAATGGCTAAAAAGAAGAAGGCTGATTTTTCTCAGGAAAAGAAAAAGGGTTTACATGGCTGGTTCTCTCGTAATAACGGTACTGGATGGGTTGACTGTAAGACAGGCAAGCCATGTGGCCGCAAGAGTGCTAGTGATAAAAGCAGAAAGTATCCTGCGTGTCGCCCAACAAAATCAATGTGTACTGCTAAAGGCGTTCGTGCCAAGAAGAACAGTAAGCAAGTACGTTGGCAGTAATACACAATAAAGGAAAACACAATGGCCAAAAAGAAGTTAAACAAGGCTTCAATGCCTTGCAACCAACCACGCAAGTCACCCAATCCTGATAAGAAGCGAGTGGTTAAGGCGTGTGCAAATGGCAAGGAAAAGATTATTCACTACGGTGCAACAGGATATGGTAATAACTATAGTGCTGCAGCCCGTAAGTCTTTTCGTGCTCGTCACAAGTGCGACTCTTCAAAAGATAAGCTATCCGCACAATACTGGGCATGCAAGGATTTGTGGGGTGGACCCGGCAAGTCTAAGACTTCATGTCCCAAGAACCGAAAGTGTAAAAAGTAAACATGCACAGAGTACGAGTTTGGTCCGCAGAAACTCCTACATTTAGAGCAGATCACAACCGTACTTATCCTGTTAATGGAAATTTAAGTTCAGCTATTGACAACTTAATTTTCAGTCCGTCTACACAATTTGTAGACACAACGGATACTGGCTTTGTTCCAAGAGTACCATCAGTAATAATATCTGGTGTAACAACACCTGTTCGATTTAAAGCAGTGATTGTTAGTGGAGCACTGCCATCTGGTACTCTACTTTACTATCGTAAAAACAACGGAACACCGCTAGGGCTTGGTATTAATAGTTATACTTCAGCCACTTTTACAAACGGTGATCGACTAACACTAGGTGCTTTTATGATTAGTGGCGGTCAGACAGGTACGTGTTCGTTTGTGTTGGTAAATAGCCAAGACAACACACAGTGCAGTAACATACTCTCTATTACCACGCGAACAGCAGGTTCTGGTGGTAGTGCTTAAAAGGAAATAAAATGATTCATCAACATACAATGACACAATTAAAGACAGTACAAGATCCTATGAAGTTACTGTCTTCAACTAACGTAACAGCAAATCTAGCAGTATCTGCTGAACTAGTAACTACTACTGTACCAGCCAGCTCAAACGGTGCTGTAGTTGTTCCAGCTGGTTCTCTAAACTACCTAAAGATTATTCCTATGGTTAGTACTTCCGCAAATACCCCAACAATCCGAGTAACAGGATGGACCAAGAGTGAGGCAGGAAATTATTGGGTTCCTCAAATGCTATTCTTTGGTACAATCACAGCTGTAACTAGTTCAGCAGCATCTATTGGCAGTAATGCCTCTTTATTCGCAGCTACAACTATTACAAAGACTGATGGCGATGCTAAGATTTATAGTGTAACTGATAACAAGACTTCTGCTATGTTACTTATAGATACTCTTGGCTGCCAGCTTGTAAAGATTGAGTTTGGTAATACAACTACCGCAGGTACAGCCAACGCATTTATCGGAGCAATTTAATGCACCGTCTACGTACGTGGGATTTCTTAAGCTCCGCAGGTGTAAACTTTACAAGCCTTATTGGACGTGGATTGCGTGATAGAAACCTACCTACGTCAAAACCAACAGAAGGTGATGGCGTTGTTGTTAACTATCCTGTTGAGCTTCTCCTAATTGGTGGGGGTGGTGGTGGAGGTACCGCTAAAGGTGGTGTAACACACTCAGGTGGCGGCGGCGGTGGTGGTGGTGTTGTTTATATTCCTGACTATAATTTACTTGGTGGTCGATCATATACCTTTAGTATTGGAGAGGGTGGAGGAGGTGGTAGATATAACCTTGAATTTGCTGGACAAGGTTCCCCAACAGAACTTTACTTACCTGATGAATTTGTCCCAACATTTACTGCATATGGCGGTGGTGCTGGTGGTGCGGGTGCTACAACCAATAACGCAGACGCTTCAGGTGGTTCAGGCGGCTCAGGTGGTGGTGCAAGTGCACATCTAACTGCTTCCGCTGGTTCTGCTACAGTAGGACAAGGTAATAATGGTGGTGGTCCCGGTACTTCACACGCATCGTCCACTCCACCGGATGCCTTCTATGGAGGTGGTGGTGGTGGAGCAAGTAGTACTGGCTTTAACGGAAACGAGGGTGGTGGTACTGGTGGCTCAGGCTTCTTATTTGGTGGTACTTACTACGCTGCTGGTGGTGGTGGTGGAGCCAAGAATATTACTGGAGCTACAGCCCCACAGGGTGGAAGCGATGTTGGTGGGGACGGCGGTTTAGGCCATAACGGTGGAGGCGGTTTAACCTATGGATGCGGAGGTGGCGGTGCTGGTCAACCAGCAACAGGAACATCAACTAGAATTGGTGGTGGAGGAAATATGGGTGCTGTTATTATTAAGTACCCAGGAACTGCTTTACCGTTTTCTTATGATGGTGATTGGGATACATTGTTTATCGCTGGATACACTTACCATATTCTTATATCTAGTGGAATTTTATTAACATGATACACTGCGCTAAGTTAAATGACGAAAACGTAGTAACAAAGATTATTGTTGTATCTGAAACTAAAGGTGTTGAGTGGTGTGTAAATACTTTTAAAGGAAACTGGGTTCAAGCTTTTATAAATCCAGAAACCAATTACCTAAATGCTAGAATAGGTTCTATTTATAACCCTACCACACAAACTTTTACGTGTTATCAAGAACATTCAGATAATACTACCCAAGAAGGGTCTATAAATGGCCAAGAAAACATTTAAATGTTCGTGCGGAAAGACAACCTCACGAACGGATAAAGATGCTATGAAAATAGTATACCCAAAAAAGAAAGGAAAGAAATGAAGAAGCCAATGAAGAAGCAAATGAAGAAGCAAATGGAGAAGACTGCCAAGAAGATGATCGCTAAGAAGAAGAAGTCTTATTAATTTTTAACCCTAACGAAAGATATACACTATGAACGAAGAGACTCCCTCAGAACTTGAACAATCCTTACCGACTCAAGGTTCTGCCCCGGAACAATCTCTTACATCGACTCCAGAGGACGCTATTCTCGCCCGTGAGAAGAGTGCCTTTGACGCTTATGTAAGAAATCAAGGCATGCAGATCCCTGAAAACTTCAAGGATGCTGGTGCATGGTTTGAGAGCCTGAAGAATGCCCAAAAGGAATACACCAAGGCTCGTCAAGAAGTAGCAGACCTCAAGAAGAAGTACACTGATCCTAATGAGGCTGCTAATCCTAACTATAAGCCAGAGGTATCCAAGGCAGTAGAAGCTACTAAGGAAGAGATTCCAAAGCTACCTGAGATCTTAAAGATCCCAGAAATAAAGCCAGAGACTCCTGTTACTCCCGCACCTTCAGCAGCAACTGAAGATGACTGGAAGCAATGGACTATTGAGTTTGCAACCAATAATGCTCTATCTGAAGACACCGTAAAGGCTATTCAGGAAAAGACCAAGCTCCCAGAGTTTGTGGTTAATGAGTACATGCAGGGTCAAAAGGCAAAGCTTGAGATGGCTTACGCAAAGGCAAGTGATCTGGTTGGTGGTCGTGACGAACTAAGCAAGATGTTCGTATGGGCCAGTAAGAACCTATCACAAGCTGAACAAAATTCAATCAACCAAAACCTAGCCTCACCCGCATGGGATGTAGCACTGTATGGACTGCAGACTAAGTACGCCAAGGCGACTAAGACCAGCAAGCCAGCAGAGCCTAAGCCTACTGCACGAGGTCAAGTTAATATCGCTTCGACTCAGCAGGGCATCACAGCTTACCAAAGTAAGCGTGAGTTCTCGGCTGAACGAAACAACCCTCAGTTTGAATCAAACCCA